CAAGCAGTAATTCCTATGCTTAATGGGGCTGTAAATGACGGAAACGTTGATTTAGGTACGAGTACAAGACGTTTCGATGACATCTATGCCACTAACGGAACCATCCAAACTTCCGACCGCAACGAAAAGCAAGACATTGAAGAGCTATCAGATGCAGAGCAACGTGTGGCTGTAGCGTGTAAAGGTCTGCTACGTAAGTACCGATGGAAGTCTTCAGTAGAAGAGAAAGGCGACGACGCTCGTATTCACTTCGGCATCATTGCTCAAGACCTACAGGATGCGTTTACTGCTGAAGGCTTGGACGCTGGACGTTATGGCATGTTTATCAACTCAACATGGACTGACGAAGAAACTGGTGAAGAGCGTTCACGCATGGGTGTGCGTTACTCTGAACTACTTGCATTTATTATTTCGGCTATTTAAGGAGCTAACTAATGGCTACATGGACTATATCTACAATGGAACACAACACGACTGACGGCGGCGTTATCGTTGCTCACTGGCGTGTAACTGAAGAAGAAACTGTTGGTACTGGCGATGACGCTGTTGCCTACTCTGCTTCTGCTTACGGCACTTGCTCGTTTACACCCGACGCATCTGCTGATGACTTCGTACCCTACGCAGACCTTACTGAAGAGGTAGTTCTTGGCTGGTGCTGGGCTGACGGTGTTGACAAGGATGCTGTCGAAGCGTCATTGACTGCAAAAATTGAAGAGCAAAAGAACCCAACGACTGAAGACGGTGTTCCATGGACATAATAAAGTTCGTATCTGGCATCATAACTAGCAACATAGGCTACGCAAAAAAGTAACTGGAGCACACTAATGGCACTCACCAAAGTCAACAACCGCATGATCGATGGGTCATACCTAAACGTCAAAGACTTTGGCGCTACGGGTGATGGCTCAACCGACGACAGCAATGCGATACAGGATGCTATCAATCATGCGTGTGCGGACGCCAATGGAATTCAAACAGTTTTCTTCCCAGACGGTCACTACATATACGACACACTATACACAGACTTCGCCCAAACAATTACTGCGACCGCGAGCCAGACTAGCTTCACGTTCGATTTTTACGCAGAAGACGTTAACGATATTACTGTTTGGGTTGATAGCCGAAGCAACACGCCAGAGACCCCTTCTAGCTTTACAGCAAAGACTGACCCAAGAGACGGCTTCACAATTACCCTATCAGCGAAAACTGCGGGGCAGATCGTACACGTAAGAAGTAACTCTCGACGGCACGGCAAAATTAGGTTTTTAGGTACTGGCAGTATGACTGTTGGCGACCTCAAGGCGATGCAAAGGTCTGGCGGCAGCCTTGACGTAGACCTCTACGGAACAGTCTTAGAAAGCACGGGAGCAGGTCTGCGCGTTTCGGCCGAAGGCAACGGCAGCACAATGGCAGGGACTCCAGTGAGGAAGTTTCAAGCTGAAGGCATAACATTTATAGCCGAGAATGCTACGCAAGTTATCGAGGCGCACGGGTGTCCTATTTTTAGGATGAAAGACTGCGCCGTAAAACAGCTTGGTGAAGATGTAAGTGGCACGATTACCGGTAATGGTCTTTATATAACGTCTGCTTGGTTTTTCGATGTAGAACATACGGTATTTGTTGGCCCAACTACAAACAGCTATCCCTACCCAGCCCCAACGCCGAACAACTGCATAGGCATTAGAGCCAGCACTTATACTCTTGGCGGTCTTTGGAGCTACAGAGCCAGTCACATAGACGTTTGGACGACAGGCTTCAAATGGGGAGACAGTGCTGCAAGTCCACAAGTAGGCGGAGAGTTCGTTAACGTAATATTTAGAGACACGGCGCTACAAAACTTTGGTGATTATGCAATTCACGGAAACCACGGCAATCTCCGACAGTTAACTCTCGACAACACATATTTTGAGAATGTTAACGTTACTGGAACGTCTTACGTAAAAGGTGACTCAGCAGTTATATCGAAGCTGGTAGCTAAATCATGCTTCTTTATGTCTGGAACTAATAGCTCAGGGGTCGCTGGCGCAAAGATAACAGGCCCGCATATAGACTTGGGAGAGCCTGAGTCTGTTAATCTCGAAGATAATAGAATTTTCCGTCCGCCAACAAGCTTTTTAAAAGTTAATGGCATACAAAGCTCAGCGGACAGTGTTGGCGTCGCCAAGAATAATTCGTTTTTCCATGACGCTACAGACTTCACAGCTTTAACAACGCCAATCTATATGTTTGAGACGGTGTCTGGCGTGCCTTTACCATCCCTTGAAAACAATACGTACAGTGGGTTCGACAACGGAGTAAATGCATCTTCAACCTTCAGGCTTTACGATACTAGTACGGCGGAGCTTCATAGCGGAGTAGACAAAAATACGGGTATTACCACTATTGGCAAACTTAGCCTTGGCGAACCGCAAGTGCTTACAGGCCAAGGATCGGCTATATATCCAGATGCGCGTATTTCAACAACCTTCTATGACATAACAAACACGACTGCAATTAGTGTCTTCTTACCAGCAGGCAACTTAGTGCCGGACGGGCGAGTGTACTGCATCAAAAATAACAGTTCGAGCGCAGGAGATATTTTTGTTAAAAGCACTACGGCCACTGGTACTAACATTAAAACAGTAGCTCCAGATGAATCTGCGTTTTTTATTCTCGATAAGCATGGGGCCAACACGTACCTTCTTATGGGGCACATGGGCGCTGGCGGTAGCGCTACTGCTATAGAAGACGGTGACTTTACTTCTAACGGCCTGATGAAGCGTACAGGAGCGGGAAGCTATACCAGCGTCACTGATAACTCCAGTAACTGGAATACAGCGTATGGCTGGGGCGATCACTCTACGCAAAACTACGCGGTGACAACCGGGGACACGTTCACTGGAAACATCACGATAGATAACTCAGATCCCCGACTTACTTTAGACGACTCAACTACTAACACAAATGGCGTTATACGGTACGACTCAGGTAACTTAGTAGTCGCGTCAGATTATACTAATAGCGATGCAGGCTCTGAGCTGCATTTGCAGGTAGATTCTAACGAAGAAATCCGAATCGACGGCCTTAACCGAGTCGCTATAGGCAACGTTACTTACAACGCCAACGGCGGCGTAACAATTGACTCAGGCTTTTCAGGCGCCCTAACAAGCCGTTTCTCTTTCAACAGAGTGTTTACCAGTGGAACTGACTCTACAGTTATGCGCTTTCGTGACAACGGACAGCCATTTGGTGACATTACTTATAGTCGTTCGGGCACTGCTTACAACGTTTCTTCAGATGAGCGCCTCAAAGAAAACATCGTAGACGCGCCTTCCGCCTCTAACGATATCGACGGTATTCGAGTTCGATCTTTTGATTGGAAGCAAACAGATTACCACCAAAAATACGGAACAATAGCTCAAGAGCTAATAAATGTTTGTCCGTTTGCAGTCAGAGAGGCTCAAGACGAAGATGATATGATGGCTGTAGATTACTCCAAGCTTGTCCCTATGATGATTAAAGAAATACAAGAGCTTCGCGCCCGGGTCGCTGAGTTAGAGGCGTCAAGCTAATGGCTACGATCCTCTCGTCAGCAGTAACAATACCGGCTCGCTATATAGCGCAGGGCTATGTATTAGACGGTGACTCGTATGCAGAAGAGGGCTACGTAGAGGATTTGCGCCCTCCTACATCAGCTATTTTTATCGGCTCAACCTTTATCTCAGTTAAAATATGGGATGACGTTGACGAGCCAACAGATACATGGACAGACGTTCCAAAAGTAGAGGGCGGCTGGACTAAAATTTATACTACAGCTAATCCATTCGGGTAATTAGACATGGCAGACACTACAACGACAACCTATTCGCTTACGAAGCCAGAGGTCGGCGCGTCAGAAGACACATGGGGAACGAAGATCAACACTAACTTCGACTCTATTGATAACCTGCTAGACGGGACTACGGCAATTCAGCCTAACCTAACTGCAGGCTCATGGCAGGTCGGCGGCGTAGCAGTAACCTCTACGGCTGCTGAGCTAAACATCCTGGATGGCGTGACAGCAACGGCGACAGAGCTAAACATTTTAGATGGTGTTACCGCCACGGCTACTGAGCTAAACATCATGGACGGTATTACAGCGTCTACTGCTGAGCTAAACATCATGGACGGTGTTACGGCTACAGCGGCTGAGATAAACGTCCTAGACGGCTCTCTAGCGACCACAGGCAACCTTAACAAGCTTAACGCTATCTCAGCATCAGCAGCAGAAGTAAATGTCTTAGACGGCGCGCTTGCAGGCACAGTAGTGAATGAGAAGGGCGTTATCTACAGCGCAGCCGGCGAAGTAAAAGCGACTACGCTATCGATTGGCGACTGGGTGATCAAGGTAGACACCAATGAGCTTGTATTTGTTTATAACAGCACAGAGGTGTTTAAGGTCGGGACAAACGGCGCAGTGACATCAGCTAATGACGTAACCGCATTTGGTACTATCTAATGGCTTTGCAAAGCAGTGGTGCGATATCTCTCAGCGAAATCCAAACGGAGTTTGGTGGCTCTAATCCTATTGCTATATCTGAGTATTACTCAGCAGCAACCGGAGTGCCTGCCTCGGGCGAGATTGCCATTACTGACTTCTATGGTACGTCTGCCGCAACCGTCGCAATCGATAACGGCTCACTGTCTGATGTTAGGGTTGGCACTACATCGTCAGCGACATTTAGGTTAAATACCAACGGCACTATTACAGCGACAGGCAACCTCACAAGTTACAGTGATACAAACTGGTATGAGCCTACAACTAGCAGCATAGGTTCAGACTATAAAGTGCGAGTTACAGCCACGGGCGATACATCGTCACTAACTGGCACGCTTAACCAGTACACGACCATATCATCTGCGCAGTCATGGACGCTTACCACAAGCAGCATACAGCAGTCTGTGACCCTATCTGTAACGGTACAGGACGTTGCTACAAGCACGGTGCAAGACACGGCAACAATCACTATAACGGTAGACGGTGGTGTGTAATGGCTATTGAAGCAGTAGATATTCAGCCGGGCGTATTTCGCCACGGAACCGACCTAGAGGGCGCCGGCCGTTGGCGTGACGTAAACCTTGTCCGATGGCGCAGCGGCTCCCTAGGGCCAATAGGCGGCTGGCAGGAGCGCGTTAAGAGTGGCGCAACACTAGACAAGCCTGTTCGCGGCTCTCTTGGATGGGTTGATAACTCGTTCGACACAAAAATAGCCGCTGGGACGTACAACAAGCTTTTCCATATTTCACCGTCTGGAGTAGTGACGGACATTACCCCTGCTGGCTTTACGGCAGGCGCAGAGAACGCAGCCCTAAACATCGGGTTTGGCGGCGGTTTCTACGGCACTGACTACTACGGGACGCAGCGTATTTCTAGCGGCGTATATCAGGAGGCTACGACGTGGTCTCTCGACACATGGGGCGAGTACCTGGTCGCGTGTTCAGTAGATGACGGCAAGCTCTATGAGTGGCAGCTAAACACGAGTGTAGTGGCGGCGCAGATCAGCAACGCGCCGACGTCTAATTTGGGTCTTGTAACGACGGCTGAGAGATTTCTATTTGCTTTGGGGGCAGGCGGCAATCCGAGGAAGGTCCAGTGGTGCGATAAAGAAGATAACACCGCTTGGACCCCCTCGGCGACAAACGAGGCTGGCGACTTCGAGCTAAGCACAAACGGCGAGATTCTTAGCGGTCACAGGCTTAGAGGCAAGACCCTCATTCTGACGACCACAGACGCTCATACAGCGACGTACATCGGACCCCAGCTTGTGTTCCAGTTTGAGCGCGTAGGCACCTCCTGTGGCGTTATATCGCGTCATGCGTGCATCCCAAATGCAGAGGGCGCATTCTGGATGGGTCAGAAAGGCTTTTTCATGTATAACGGGTCATCAGTGCAGGAAATGCAGTGCGATGTCCTTGATTACGTGTTTAACGACATGAACACAGCACAGCGCTCTAAAGTGTTTGCAATGAATAACTCGCAGTTTGGCGAGGCTTGGTGGTTTTATCCGAGCGGTGGATCAAATGAGAACGACCGTTACGTGATTTATAACTACAAAGAGAATTACTGGAACATAGGAGAGCTGGCACGCACAAGCGGTTTCGATGCCGGCGTCTTTAGACAGCCTATTATGTTTTGTAATGGCGGTAATCACTACGATCACGAGATTGGATACTCACACGGCGGTGTGGCGCCTCATGCAGAGTCTGGTCCGGTTGTCTTTGGGTCTAGTGTGGTGAAGGTCAACGAAATCATCCCGGATGAGAAGACCCAAGGCGAGGCTACGCTAACCTTCAAGACCCGGTTCTACCCAAATGGCAGTGAGTCTACACACGGACCTTACACCATGAGCAACCCAACAAGCGCTCGCTTCTCAGGGCGGCAGCTACGGTTGAGAGTCAACGGTACGGAGTTTAATAACTGGCGCTTTGGCATACCACGATTGAACGTAATCCCGGGCGGCAATAGATGAGTTTAGCGCCTCCACCACTAGGCCCAGAATGGAAGAGTTGGGGCGAGCGGCTTGTAGAGCATCTCAACCGCATACGCTCTCGTCTTGCCTGGAAGCTTAGCGGTGACAGCGCTGGCGATGACGGCATCTTGCTTTGGGACAACGACAATAGCTACCCGGTCGTAAGTGTGGGCGGCGCATTCAAGCAAATCGTGCTGGCTGATGGGCACGGTGATTTTGTTATTGGCTCGGACTACTCGTATACGGCCGCAGATACGACCTACGATCTTACTTTCACCGCAGATGCTAACAATGAGGGACTGACGGTTACAGGCTCTGAGATCGCATTCGACGAGCCTGGGTATTACCTCGTTAGCTTCTCTGCGCAAATATTTTCGTCTTCAGCATCGACAGTAGAGTTTGCATTCTGGCCTAAAATTAATGGTTCTAATCTTGCAGGCAGCACAATAAGAGCAGCCTTACACGGTAACGGAGAGACAACGGTTGTAAGCCGTGCGGCCATTATTCATGCCAATGCAGATGATTATTTAGAGGTAGCAACGGCGTGTGACAGCACTAGCGGGTCTTTGAAAGCATTTGCGGCTAACGGTATATCAGACGAGCCTGCGTGTCCCGCTGCGACACTTACGATAATACGCTTCCATAGGTGATATAATTGACAAATGTTGTAGAAGAATTAATTCGTTGTAAGCCTTGGCTAGAGGCAGCGTTAGAGCTATCAGGAGGCACGCACACACTAGACGACGTCGTGCAGGCGATTATAAAAGGTGAGATGCAGTTCTGGCCGGCGCCGAAAGGTTGCGCAGTAACGGAGATCGTCAACTACCCACGCAAGAAGGTGCTACATATCTTTCTTGCAGGTGGCGAAATGGAGCAAATTATCGACATGGATGATTCCGCTGTCGAGTTTGCAAAGATGAACGGATGCACAGGAATGAGCATCGCCGGCCGCAAGGGCTGGAAACGAGTTTTAAAAGATAAAGGTTACTTAGAAACCTTTACAGTTCTAGGAAAGGATATCTGATATGTCAGGTGGCGGAAAAGGCGGTAGCCAAAAAACGGAAGTCGAGATTCCAAGCTGGATACAAGGCCCGGCTTCTCGCAATTTGCAACGCGCTGAGCAGTTAGCGCAGGTCGGTTACATGCCCTACTACGGGCCTTCTGTAGCGGCCTTGACTCCTATGCAAACGCAGGCCATGCAGTCTACTGCAGACGCTGCTGCGGCCTTTGGTTTGGCCCCGCAGATGGACGTCACTGCAGGTATGCCAGAGGCGCAGGACTTTGGTGGCGTCCAAGGCTACGGTACTGGGCAGATGTTTGAGCAGGCGTTATCAGAACTTGCTGCTAATCAGCCAGCACAAGCCGCATCGTTTAACCGACTATTTACTGGCCCACAGGCAGGCGGATTACTTGCGCCGACTGGGCCTATGGGTGGTTACTTGCCTATGCAGTTCGGCAATCCAGTGCTCGGCGGCGGCAGTTCGATGCCGTCACTTAGAGGAGGTCGCTCGTAATGATACCTAACAACACTATGGGCACCACCGGCGGTATTTATTCAGGCGGGGTCGTTCCTCCACCGCAAGGCGGCGCTCCAGCGCCAGGCGGCAAAGGAGGCGGTCAAGTAGCTCCAAACGTATTCCAGCAGGCACAGCAAGGCCAAACTGGGGCTATGCTAGGCACGGCCGCAGGCATGGGCTACCAGCCAGCACAAGTGCAAGCCGGGCAAATCGGACAAACCGATCTAAACCCGTACTTTAACCCGTTCGAGCAAACTGTAGTACAGCAGTCGCTTGGGGATATTGAGCAGGCGCGTCAGATGCAAGCTAACCAACTGGCTTCTCAAGCTCAGCGTGCAGGCGCATTTGGTGGTTCACGCTCAGCAATTCTAGAGTCGCAGGCTAACGAAGCGGCTATGCAGCAGGCGGCACGTACAGCGGCTAACCTACGATTGGGTGGCTTCCAGAATGCACAGCAGATGGCCGGTCAGGAAATAGCCAGTAGAATGAGCGCAGACCTAGCTAACCAAAGCGCAGGACTAGCTGGCGCCGGTCAAAGACTCGCAGCAGCAGGTCAGCTTGGTGGTCTAGCGCAGCAGGCGTTTGGCATGGGTCGTAACCTACAGCAAGACATGGCTCAGCAGGGCGCGTTACAGCAGATGCTTAACCAGCAGATATTCGATCAGGCGCGCGGTCAGTTTGAGGGCTACTCATCATTCCCAGAGCGCTCGCTAGGGTTCTTGGCTTCTGCGCTAGGTGCGGCGCCTGTGCCACAGACACAGACCACAACACGCACACCGGGCTTGTTCGATTACCTCTCATTAGCATTCGGAGGCTGAGATGGTCGCAACTGATCAGCAAAAGCAAAAAGATACCGGCCTACTCGATGAGCTACTGAAGCATCTTGCAGACAAGGATCGCTTAGGCAATGCGGCTAAGGGCTTGGCTGGTCAGCAAATGAACGCTCAGGTTATGCCGGTACAAATGGGTGGCGGTCTATTACAGCAACTCCCTATCCCACAGATGCAGTATGGCGCAGGGATCATGGGCGTCTCTGGCGGTAGCCAAGAGGACAAGATGGCAAAAATCATGAAGATGATGGAAGTTTTAGGGATGGGCGCATGACACCAGAAGAGCGAAGAATGATGATAGAGATGGAGCGCATCCAGCAGATGCGCGCTCCCAATGCTCTGGTAGCAGCATCCATGACGCCAGAGGCTCAGGCAAGCCAAGAAAATTTTATGGCGGCAAGAGGGCAGGCGATGAAGCCAGAGGCTGTAGGTCCAGCGCCCGGTAGTCGTCCACCAAATCCTTTTGTTAGCGGGTTATCAAAACTAGGTCGTCGCGCTAGGGATGCCCTGCAAGACCCTGCAGTACGCTCACGTTTAGCGGCTGGTCTGCAGTCAATGACGCTAAACC